CGCCTTCTTTGAGTTACTGAAGCAAGCACTGGCCGAACCCAAGGTGTCGGACGTAGAAGCCAAGTAACTGGGGAATGCTTATGAACTATGCGATTTCTTTTTGTATTGATAGCCTGCGCAGTTTTTTGGGCAAGTGCAAAGAGCTTTTGCATAGTTTCGGATTTTTACGCGCTAAGCTGGATAAATGAACCGACCCTGCGCCACATGGAGTTATCCCGGTGGCTGACAACAAACGGCGATTCATGTACTTCAGAGCAGCTTGTAGGTATTTGGAACAACCTGTCCATGTGGGCGGGCGTAGCGGATAGCGCGGAGCTAAGGGGCAAGGTTCTTTACTACTACGCACGTGCGGTAGAAAGAGAGAAGAAGTGATTACGTTGCGCAAATGGTATCCGTTTGTGCATCCCGGCCCTCATGATATTCGTGAGCTGGCTTCTGAGAAACGCGCAGAAAGATTGGAAGAAGAGTACAAGCAGGGCGTCAAGGCACTAAAGATGAGAACTGCTGTGCAAGAGTTGGAAGTGGAGCTGTATAGCAAACGGGCCAGACAAAACACAATTGAGTTGGGTTCGTTTTCAGACCGTACAAGATTTGATAAATTGGTTTAGGGGGCAAACATGGATAACACCAAAGACAAACTGACGTTCTATGTGACTTTCATGGTCAGCATTACGCTTTGCGTTTCTGTACTGGCAATGGTTGTTTCGTTTATGCTTGGGTTGTGGGCTAAAGAAGTGGACAACGCTGAAATCTTCAAGATGATTAGCCCCGCTTTCTCCACGCTGATTGGCGGCATGATTGGCTTCTTGTCAGGCATTAAACTCAACCAAACTGAGGATAAGAAATGATTGGACTAGATTCCCTTTTAAACATTGGTGGCAAGCTCATCGACAAGCTCATCCCAGACCCAGAAGCCAAAGCCAAGGCCCAGATGGATCTGGCAAAGATGGCGCAAGACGGCGAGCTGGCTAAGATGGCTAATGAGACCAAACAACTTGAAATTGAGCAAACAGCCATTACAGAACGCTGGACAGCAGACATGGCGTCTGACTCTTGGTTGTCAAAAAACATCCGTCCTATGGCATTAATTGCTATTTTTGTGGCATTTTTCTTGTTCACAATGATGTCTGCGTTTGGATATAACGCACAAGAAAGCTACGTAAACCTCTTGGGCCAATGGGGTCAGATTATCTTCCTTGCGTACTTCGGCGGTCGCACTGTTGAAAAACTTGCTGACATGAGGTCAAAGAAATGAAACTCACACAAAACTTTTCCCTTGAAGAACTAACCCATACTGACCACAGACAATATGATAATACGCCGAATGATGCAGAACTGGAAAACCTCAAACGCCTCGCAGAATTTCTTGAAGAAGTCAAAACAGTACTTGGGGGTAGACCAATCATGGTCAACTCGGCTTTTAGAAGCAAGCAAGTCAATGATGCAGTGGGCAGCTCTGATCGGAGCCAGCATCGCCTTGCTACTGCTGTGGACTTCCGAGTTCCTGAACTGACGCCAGATCAGGTTGTCAAAGCCATAATTGCATCAAGCCTACCCTACGATCAGGTCATCCGAGAGTTTGACCGCTGGACACATTTGAGCATCCCAAACACCCCCGATGCCAAGCCCAGAAAGCAGGCGCTGATTATCGACAAAGCTGGCACTAGAGCGTATGCTTGATACGTCCCCTAATTAATGGGAAAATAGCTCATGCCATTAAAAAAACTTCAGCAGAAAGCCGGTGTAAACAGGGAAAACACTCGCTATACATCGGAGAACGGCTACTACGTTTCTGACAAGGTTCGTTTCCGTCAAGGCACACCAGAGAAGATTGGTGGCTGGCAGCGTATTTCTTCTGCTATTTTCCAAGGTGTCTGCCGTTCTCTGTGGAACTGGGTCACTCTGGGCGGGCAGAACTTACTGGCAATTGGTACAAACCTGAAGTTCTACATTGAAAACGGTGGTTTGTATTACGACATCACCCCTTTGCGTTCGGCTACAGCGGCCCCTGTATCGCTAAACAATCCATTTGATACTACATCTGGGTCAGCCGTTATTAACGTTAATGACACTGCCCACGGTTTACTTACCGGTGATATTGCCAACTTCTCTGGTGCTGTTGCGGTCGGTGGAATTCCGGCAGAAGTACTTAATACCAACCACATCATAACGTTTGTTGGAGTTGATGATTACACAATTACCGTGTCTGTTACAGCAACATCTACCGTGACTGGTGGTGGCGGTGCATCTGTTTCGGCAACATACACAGAGCTTAGAGTTGCACTGACAAACCCATTTTCTACGGTCAACGGGTCTACAACTGTTACTGTGACTGACGCAGCTGGTGGATACACCAATGGCGATTTTGTTACATTTAGTGGCGCTACAGCTGTTGGTGGTCTTACTTTAAACGGTGAATTCCAGATTACCATAACCGGTACATCTACTACGCAGTACACAATTACTTCGGCAACAGCTGCCACTTCCACTGCTACGGGCGGTGGGTCTGCTGTGGTGGCCGCTTATCAACTTAACATTGGCGCTCCTTATGCGCTCCCTTTGGTTGGTTGGGGCGCAGGCCCGTGGGGTGCTGGGCCTTGGGGTGTTGGTGTTGAATCAACCGATCAGATGCGCATTTGGTCACAGGCTAACTTTGGTGAAGACTTACTCTTTGCACCTAATGGTGGTGAGATTTACGTCTGGAAAGCAAGCTCTTTGTTAACTTCACGGGGCGTGGCTATTAACAATTTAACAGGAGCTTCTTCCTGCCCAACAGTTCAGAGTTCTATTCTGGTGTCTGATGCTTCACGCTTTACATTTGCATTTGGCGCTAATGATTATGGAAGCACCATTCAAAACCCCATGTTAATTCGTTGGTCTGACCAAGAGGATTATTTAGAATGGTTCCCCTCTGCGACAAATCAGGCCGGTAGCTTACAGCTATCTAACGGTTCAAAGATTGTCACTGCGGTTCAAACCCGGCAGGAGATCGTTGTATTTACAGACTCAGCTCTGTATTCATTACAGTACCAAGGGCCGCCAGCGGTGTGGGGTTCCCAGTTGTTGGGAGACAACATCTCTATTGCTGGGACAAACGCCGCCGCCACCGCCACTGGCGTTGTGTACTGGATGGGTATTGATAAGTTCTACAAATACGATGGCCGTGTCCAGACTCTTAGATGTGATCTGCGTCAGTTTGTTTTCCAAGACATTAACCTAGAGCAAGCAGATCAATTCTTTGCCTCCACCAATGAAGGTTTTAACGAGATCTGGTGGTTCTACTGCTCGGCTGGATCATTTTCTATTGACAAGTATGTAACGTACAACTACTTAGAAGATGTCTGGGCTTACGGCACAATGGCCCGAACAGCGTGGCTTGACTCTGCTCTGCGTAAGTATCCAATGGCGGCAACTTACACCTACAACATTGTTTACCATGAGCAGGGTAATGACAACAATGAAACCGGAACACCTTTACCAATTAACGCAATCATTGAGACAACCGAGTTTGACATTGATGACGGCGATCACTTTGGGTTTGTCTGGCGTATTGTTCCTGACATTACCTTCCGTGGATCTGATGCCGCATCCCCGCAAGTCACCATGACTTTAATCCCAATGCAGAACTCTGGCTCTGGCTACAACGACCCAATCTCTTTAGGTGGAAATTCAGACGCTACAGTGGTTAGAACGGCAACGGTTCCAATTGAGGAATTTACTGGTCAAGTTTATGTAAGGGTTCGTGGTCGTCAGATGATTATGAAAGTAGAGTCAAATCAACTTGGTTGTGCATGGCAACTTGGCTCCCCCCGTATTGACATTAAACAAGATGGACGCAGGGGTAACTCATGAGTTTGATTGTTACGTCAGAGTTTGAGCTTCAGAGGGTACAACCCCCTGCTTTGCCATTGGCAACAGATAACTACAGCAAGGCTTATCAAGATCAACTAAACAATGTGTTGCGTTTGTACTTCAACCGCATCCAGAACATTCTTAATCAGTTGGAATCTAATGGGGTTCAGCCGCCACTGACTAACTATACCGTGACCACATTACCTAGTGCAGTCACTTCAGGCAAGGGCGCTAGATCGTTTGTTACTGATGCTTTGGCTCCCGTATTTGGGGCTACAGTGGTGACTGGCGGAGCTGTTGCAGTTCCTGTATATTCTGACGGAATAAATTGGAAGGTTGGATAATATGTCTTGGGAC